AGAAAGTGAAACAATGGAAAACATTGAACTTGACGTTCGCACCGTTCAGGACGAGGTTGCAGAATTGCGCCGAGTTATCGAAGCAGGCAAGGCCGTCGAAATCGCAGCACCAGCAACACACAAATTTCGCTCACAAGGCGAGTTTGCTAAGGCTCTACTAACCGGAGACGAAGACGCTAAGGCACTGGCCCGCGCAGCTTCAACTTCTGCAGACGCAGCAGTTATTCCTCCATTCGTAGGATACCTAGACACTCTAATCAACAACAACCGTCCTACCTTGTCCGCATTCAACCGCGGAGCATTACCAGCAAGCGGACTAGCAGTTGAATACATCCAGATTGACGCAAACACTCTAGACGTCGAGCAGCAGTCACCAGAAAACGAAGAGCTTGCTTTCGGTAACTTGAGCTTCGAGGTTATGTCTGCAGATGTAAAGACTTACGGTGGATACACATCCTTCTCACGTCAATACGTAGAGCGCGCAACCATCAACACACTAGACCAGGTATTCCAGGGTCTAACAATCGCTTACGCGAACGCAACCAACAAGGTAGTAATCGACCTAATTCAGGGACTTGACTACACAGGTAAGGTCTTCCAGGCTCACACTAACGCTTCGACTGTTGCAAAGGGTATCGCCGAGGGATCAGCTTACATCTTCAACGCGACTGGCCTACGTCCACAGTTCATTGCTGCTGGTGTAACCGCTTACGTCAACTTGACTTCTGTTGCTGCAACCGATGGCAGACTAAACATGTCAGCAAACAACGATGGATCTAACACCATCGGATCTGCTAACATCCCAGGTCTAAGCGCAACTCTATTCGGCTTGCCAATCGTGGTAGACACACAGCTAGCTGCAACCAGTTGCTTCTTGGCTAACTCCGCTGCACTAACTTCATGGGAGTCCGCTGGATCACCTATTAGGTTGAGCGCAAACGACATCACCACACTTACAGACGATGTTTCGGTATACGGCTACATGGCTGTTGCTGCACAGCGTCCAGGTGCAATCGTAGTTCTAGACGTAACCGCGTAATAGGTCTATAAATGGCTGTGACGTTGGAACAGTTCCAGGCTTATGTTGGAACCGATGAAATAGGATTCCCTCGGGAATGCCTTGAAGCCGGACTAGCTTTAGTGACTAAGTATGTTGGTGCAGTAACGACCGTTCCGGTCAGATTGCACGATCAAGCCGTCCTAATAACAAGCTCGGAACTGTTCCACCGTCGCTCCGCTCCTAACGGAGTTGCTCAATTCGCAAGTTTCGATGGTGCTCCCATCCGAGTTGCCAAAGATCCTATGAACGCGGTTTACCCGTTGCTTCAAAGATACGTAGGCTATGCAGTATGAGCGAGATCAACGCCACTAAAGTCGAGTTCAAACTTGAATTAGTGGACGCAGGGTTGAAAGTTTTGGAATACATCCCGGAACGAATCACCCCTCCAATCGTGATCATAAACTCCGCGCAGCCTTACTTGCAGACAGCACAGTTTGGTGAATGGAGTCTAGGACTTGAATTAGTTATGGTAGCTACTACCGCGACTAACAAGACAGCCACAGCCAATCTAGATCAGCTCATCGAGGATGTTCTGAACGCTATCGAACCTTTGAAATACGTTCGGATAACTTCGGTAAACCAACCTTATAATCTACAAACAAACAATGCCGAGTATCTGGCAACAAATATGTTCGTCCAACTCGACTTAACAATTTAGAAAGGAAGTCAGCTAAATGCCTGCTTCTACAAGAATCAAAGCTCAAAACATTCTATTCAAGTTTGGTGCTACCGAATACGCTTGCGACGCAAACATGGTCGAACTAACTCTAGGAGACGCTCCTGGAGATGTTCAAACATTCTGCGAAGTTAGAGTTGGTGGACAATGGTCTCTACAGCTTGACGGAATCGCTTCTGGAGATCCATCTAGCCTCTACCGTGTTCTATGGGATAACTTCGGTTCAACCGCAAACTTTACCATTGCTCCAAACGGTAACGCAACCGCGTCTGTTAGCCAGCCTCACTACACCGGAGTCGTAAGATTCGATCAAGTGCCTCAGCTATCTTTGACTAGCAACGAGACTTCTACGTTTAGCGTAACCTTGACCGTTGTAAACACTCCACACACTCCTGCTTCAGACATTCTTTACGGAGTTACAGTAGACACCACAGCTTAATCATGGCCGATGGAATTAAGGTCGCTGGTCTCAATGAGGCCATACGAGCTCTTCGAGCTATTGGGGTTCCCTCCGCTGAAATAGGCGAGGCGTCTCAAGAAGCTGGAGAGATTGTAGCTAACCAAGCGCGATCCTTAGTTCCGGTCAGGACTGGAGCACTCCGGGCAACTATCAAGGCTAAGAAAATAGCTAGGAAAGTTGTAGTTAGTGCAGGAAACAACACAAGAGTTCCCTACGCTAACCCGATTCACTTCGGTTGGAATTATGACAAGAAGAACCTTCAGCCTAAGAACATTAGACCTAGACCATTCTTTACAAACGCTTTGACAAGAACAAGATCACAAGTTTACGGATTGTTCTTTGATAGCATAGAAAAGCTGTTCCAAAAGTATTCAAACCGCAAACCATAGGAGACACAGATGAATAAGTTTGACTTCGAGAGCCTAACTCTAGAAGAAGTAGAAGTAATCGAGAACTTGACTAACTCGAGTATCGACCAGGCGTTCCAAGACGGCAAGCCTAAAGGCAAAGCCCTATCCGCTTTCGTTTGGGTAGTTCTCAAAAGGGACAACCCAAATTACAAGATGGAAGACGCCAAGAAGATTAGCTTGAAACAAGCACTTGAGATGATCAAGGGTGACGAAGAAAAAAAAGAATAAAGGAGCTATCCGCTAAACGAATGGCGGAGTTCTGCCGGGTCTTCAACGTGAGTCCGTCGGAATACAAAGCTCTCAAGTTGAATGAGTATCTAGCATTCATGAAGACTTTACAAAGGGATTAACATGGCCGGAACTTTAGCTCTAAACGTAGAGATTCTAGGAGAGTTCAAAAAACTTACCGCAGCAACTAAAGGCGCGGAAGGAAGTCTCCAGGGACTGAATAATACCGCGGCTGGTATCTCGGCAGGATTCAACAAAGCTCTCGGAGCTATTGGAATTGGATTCTCTCTCAACTTCCTAAAGAATGAACTTGAGCAAGCCTCAAAGGCTGCCATCGAGGACGTGAAGTCTCAAGAACTTTTATCTATCGCCATGATGAACACAGGCAAGGCAACGGAAGCAACTGTCAAACAGGCAGAAGATTCCATAAAGAAAATGCAACTCCAGTCTGCTGTAGCGGATGATATACTACGTCCTGCATTCCAGAAGCTCTTCATCTCGACTAACTCCGTTACCGAATCAAACAGACTTCTTCAAATAGCCCTAGATACTTCCGCTGCAACTGGTAAAGACCTAGACACAGTAACGCAAGCTATGGCCAAATCCCTTGAGGGTTCAGACACAGCTCTAAACAAATTGGTTCCATCTCTAAACGGCGTCGAAGATCCAATGAGCGAGCTGGAGCGAACATTCAAAGGCGCTGCAGAAGCGGCTGCAGACTTAGATCCATACGCAAGATTGAACATTGTATTCGGTGAGATTCAAGAACAAGTCGGTATGGCCTTGCTTCCAATTCTTCAAGACTTCTCTACTTGGTTAGCTACTCCAGAAGGCGAAGCTAAACTCCAGGAGATTGTGGATGGCTTAGTTGCAATTATCGAGCAAGGAGTCGAGTTAGTTCGCTGGGTAGATGACAATTCAGACTGGCTAGTTCCAATGGTTATAGCAATCGGAACAGTAACTACCGCATGGAACGTTGCAACCGCAGCAGTAAACACATTTAAAGCAGCAGCAGGACTGGCTGCAATCGCTGGGGTAAGCACAGCCGTCGGAGCTGGAACTGTTGGAACTTTAGGAGTTGCAGGAGCAGGAGCCGCTGCAGGTGGATTTATGCAGGGTGAGGCACTTGCTCAACAGTCCAGAATCTACGCCGGTTCTGGATTCCAACAGGGAGGCAGACTCTTTGGAGACGCATTCCAGCCGACTATAAACAACAACATTAGCGTTAGAACAGACGCAACCGCTCAAGAGATAGCAGACGCAATCAACAGAGCTAATCGCGCTACCGGAACAAACCTTATTAGAGCACGATGATCCCTAACTTTCAAATTGATGAAAACCTAAAGGTCGAGTTTTTAGTTCCCGACGACGAGGGTAATTCATTCATTCTTGGAATTAGCGTCCTGGATGGCACAGACGTTCTTGGAGGATTTGGGGAGTTCACTCTAGGGGTTTCGCTAATAGGTTCACCATCCGATTGGCCTCCTCCTTCAACTACAGTCCGCACAAACCGAGTTACTAACCCTAATTTTGAAACTAACCTAACTAGCTGGACAAGTGACTACGACACTTTAACTAGAGTAACCACAACACCGCAAACTGGTTCCTGGTGCGCTCGCGTGGATAATTACGATGGAGACAACTCCGCCTACTATTCCAACAATAATTTAACTATTGGTCAGACTTATAGTGCCGCTGTTTGGGTTAGATGTGAGTCTTCAAGTCAAACAATTCGAGTCAGACTAGATTGCGGCGGTGGAACTTCCGAAACGTCAGCCACAGTTGGAACAACTTGGCAAAAGATTACAGTTTCAAATGTTCTTTGTAGCGTTTTTTCCACTACAACCATAAACATTAGGGGGGATTCATACGCTCCCTTTTTTATCGATTCGGCAATTATTGAATTAAGTTCAACGTTTACAGGTGACTTCTTCGATGGCAACACAACCGATACTGAAAGCACAGATTACGCATGGACTGGCACAGCAAACGCCTCAACATCAACAGCAACTACAACTGTTGCTTATCCTTCAACACCCGATGTTCTTGCTCCTAGCTCTGGTCTTAAATGGCAGGAAGTCACTTGTTCAACGGCTAGGGCAAACATCTCGATTGGTGGATCTCTTCAAGATTCAATTAACTTCCAACCAGAACCAGCAACGGCAAAAGTGACTCTTCAAAGTTATGAACTGGATCCAACAAACAACAAGAACATTCGAGCTAATACAAAGATTCGGATTCGTTTAGAGAGCGATCAGATTGACCGGGTTCTGTTTCAAGGATTCATCGATACAATTGACGTCACTTACTATCCACAGGGTCCAAATGTTATCGAGATAACGGCCTTTGACGCTTACAAGTTGCTAGTTAATTCTCGCTTTGCGGTTTGGGACACTACTTCTTTTGGAACTCACATTCACGTAGATGAAACGTGGGAGCTAATTGGTATTTATAGTGGTCTTGGATTATCGCCAGCGTCTTATCACGTGGGAGGTCAGATTCCAACTGTGAATGAAACCAACGTTTTAGTTAGTTCCATAGTCAATGACGCTCTTACAGTTGGCAACGGTTTAGTTTGGCTAGATCAAGATACCGAAGAGTTGGTAGTTATTCATCGAACGTTTACCAACACTCCAACACCGGAAACTTACATAATTGGAAACAACCACGAAGATGACTATCACTTATGCATGAGCGAAATAAATGTCTTCTCGGACTCGGACGCCGTGTATAACTCTTTGACGGTAGAGCTAACTTCTGATCCGCTTACATTCGTAGTGCGCAAGGATCAAGACTCTATCGATCTATACGGAGAATCAGCTATTGACTTAGCAATAAACACTACAACCGAAGCTCAACTAAACAACTGGGCAGATCGCGTATTCAACCACAGATCAGCCAATCAAGTAAACCAAGTAGTTACTCCGGCTAAAGACAGGCTAGGAAGCCTTACAGACGCAGCGGTGTTTACACCGGGAATGACGGTAGGTGTCAGCTATACTAATAGTCAGCTCGACATCGTGGGATACTACACTATAATCAAGGTCTCTCATCGCATAGATGTAGATAATTGGTTCACAACCCTCGAACTATGGAAGGAAGCCTAGTGGCTTACAAAGTATTTACAAACGGAAGCGTTCTTCAAGCGTCCGAGATCAATGACAACCTAATGCGCCAGTCCGTTATGGTTTTCTCTAACGCTGCAGCTAGATCCGCAGCTCTTACCGTTCCACTTGAAGGAATGATTACCTGGCTAGAAGATGTAAACGCTCATCAGTATTACAACGGTTCCGCTTGGGTAGCACTTACGACTCCAACTGGTATTAGCTTGGTTCATACTTCAACCTATACTGGCCAAACTTCTATCACCATAAACAACGTTTTTTCATCTACTTATGACAACTACTTAATTCAGATGACTCATACCCAAAACACTTCAAACTCGGATTCTGTTTTTACGTTGGCAAACGGGGGAACTCCCGCAGCTTCTAACTGGGGATTCCAAAGTTTGCGAATGTATGCCGCTGGACTTACTTCATTCACGGGAACTGCCACAAATACTGGCGCATCTTCTCCAGCAATTTCTGTCGGAGCTGGACAAATTCAAAATATTTCTATTGAATTATTTAGCCCCTTCAAAACTCAACAAACTGCTTGTTTCATAAACCAAATGAACGCTGCAAGCGGTTTTGGTGGAAATGACAGCACGATGCAAAAGGCTAGATTAGCTAACAGCACAAGTTACGAAGGATTTAGATTCAACACAACGGCTGGAACAATCACCGGGGAAATTTCAATCTATGGATACAGGAAAAACTAATTGACTGAAAAAACTGGACTAACTGTAAACGCTTTAACTGGCGAGGAATCAATAGCACCCTTATCAGAAGAAGAATTAGAATTTATCAAGGTAGCTGCTAAGCAAGCTAAAGAACAGAACAAAGCAGAAGAAGATAAAGTCAAATCTCGAGAGTCTGCACTTGCTAAGTTAGCTGCACTAGGTCTAACAGAAGACGAAATAGCTTCGTTGTAAAATGGCCGAGGAGAAAACAAGCTCGGTTCGCATTACTCAAGGAGACATCTACAAGAAGCAACTCGAGCACGGGGACATTCTTATCAAGGTTCTCGAGAAGCTAGATCACCTGGATGACGTGCCAGATCGCATTCGAGAAGTTGAGCTAAGCCTGGCTAGGCTTGCCTGGGTAGAGAAGATTGCTTACACCGGGCTAACGGCTTCGGTTGTAGCTTTGATTGGCTTGCTAATAAACTCGATAGGAAAATAATGAGCGACTGGTATCCGAAGGTATCCGCAGTAATTGATAATGGTTTCGGTGGAACTCGAGCTGGTCGAAAGATAAACGGCGTAGTTATTCACCACGTAGCCGGAACTAATGGCCTTGCCTATGTTGCTAACACCAATGCCCGTAACTCACATCCGACATACCACATCGCCAATTCTGGAGCGGTAACTGGAATAGTCCATCCAGATCGCAGACCTTATTCAACCGCCGGAGAGCCAGACCCTAACGCTGTAACCTTCGAGATCGATAACTCTTCCGTCGGTGGAGAATGGCCTGTATCAGATTCAGCTGTAAATGCTCTTATCGATGTAATCGTTTACCACGCGAGTCAGTCCCCGAGAGCTGGAAAAGGTTTTGCGCTAAATGACAAAGCTAGAGTGCAGTCCGAGTTCTTTATTGCTTGGCACTCTCAATACAAGCCCACAGCTTGCCCAGGAGCATTCCTAATGTCAAAGCTTGACTACATAGTGAGCGAATGCAACAAGCGAGCTTCCGGTAAGCCGTCGGTTCCGTCGGTTCTGTCGGTCTCTACAGGTAAGCCTAGACTTAGTAAATGGCTAAGGAATGGATCTACTGGAGATAACGTTCGTTATTTACAGACAGTTCTTGGAGGTCTAAAGGTGGATGGTATCTTTGGATCTATAACCGAAAAGGCCGTTCGCAAGTTCCAGAAGTCTCAAGCAATCAAAGTCGATGGCATAGTTGGTTCTCAGACTTGGTCACGACTCCCATAATCGAAAGGCAATAATGTTTAATTACAAACCAGAAACCCGCAAATGGATCTACGGAGTTATTGCTTCGGTAGTTCCCCTTCTAGTAATCCTCGGACTTCTAAGCGAAGACCTAGCTCTTCCAATCCTCGATGTCGTTGCAGCTCTTCTAACCGTTGGTGGATCAGCTCTAGCAATAAAACACGTCCCTAACAAGTAATGTCATAACCGCTTACTAAAATAGCGGCATGGAGATAACACAGAAAATCGAAGCCCTAAGAGCTGGAAAGTTTTTAGGCAAGTTTGAGCATGGCTCTAAAAAATGGCACGAAGCCCGCAAGGGTATCGGCGGTTCTGACATAGCTTCCGTTATGGATCTAAACCCGTGGAAGTCTGCCTACACACTTTACTGTGAAAAGACCGGGCTAATCGATTCAAACATCGAGCCTTCTATGCCAATGAAACTAGGCACGGCCTTCGAGCCAGTCATTAGGCAGCTATTTCAAGAAGCTAATTCAGATTGGCTAACCGTTCACGAGACCGGAACTTGGGCAAGCCTAGAAGACCCTCGAGCCGTAGCAAACGTAGACGGCATAATCGAGTGGAAGAACGGCAAGCTCTCCGTTCTGGAGATCAAGTTCACCAGGCAGTATTGGGATGAACTACCCGAGCACTATAACCTTCAAGTTCAACATTACCTCTGGGTTCTAGGTCTGGACTCCGCTATGGTCGTAGCGGTCGCAGGAGGCGATTGGAAGGAGTTTGAGGTCGTTCGGGATGATTCTCTTATCGAGACCATGAAAACCCGTCTACAGGCGTTCTACGGCTTCCTAGACTCCAAGACAGCCCCAGATTACGACGGAAGTGAGTCTACCTATGAAACTGTTAGGGAACTATCCGAGGGTATCGAGGAAGGCGAACTAGAACTTGGATCTATGTGGTCAAATCTTCTGCAGGCGAAACTCGAGTTCGACCAATGGGATAAACAATTTAAGGCACACAAGTCCGCGGTGCTTGCATTCATGAACGGGACTAAGTATGGTCTGTTTCAAGGTGAAAAGGTTATAGCTTTACAAGCCCGTAACGGCAAGCCATTCATCACATTCAAGTAGGAGGAAAACATGGGTTTCGACCTAAGCAATTACGAGCCAGTTGCAGAACGTATTCAGAAGTTCTGGAAGACGTATCCTAACGGCCGTATCATCACGGAAATCAAACTTATCAATGAGACCGAGGTTGTAGTTCAGGCTTCGGTGTTTACAGATCGAGAAGACGCCAGACCTGCAGCCGTAGATTGGGCTCATGAGACTCGAGGTTCTAGCAACATCAATCGTTCTTCGTTCCTGGAGAACTGTTCGACTTCGGCCATCGGTCGAGGACTTGCAACTCTAGGCTTATCGACTTCTAAGAACCGTCCTAGCCGTGAAGAGATGATCAAGGCAACTCGAGACTCTAGGAACTACATCGAGGAGGCTTCGGAAGCTGCAGCGAATAACGATCTTGAAACTCTAAGGGTTATCTACAGCACGGCACAGAAGTCACAAGTTGATAATGATGTTCTCGAAGCAATCAAATCTCTCGCAGATTCGCTAAAGGCCAAGTAAATTGGAAAGGGCTAGAAGCCACAGAAAACTTCTAGCCCGACGCGAAAGCGTCACCCAACCACGATGGGCTTCATAATTATAGCTTAGGAAGGCGCAGGATGTCCCTAGAAGCGTTATCAGCAGTTCTGCACCACTCAGATAGCACCGGAACATCCAGAGCCCTCATGGTCGCTCTGGCATGGCACTTAGGAGATGACCCAGAAGAGGGTTGTTATCCTTCACAAACTCGCCTGGCTAAATTAGCCGGGTGCTCCGTTAGACAAGTTCAACGCAATCTCCAGAAGCTAGTCGAGCTAGGAGAAATTGAAATGTCGCAGCATGACGGAATCGGGTATCGCTTCGACCGAATTACAAATCGATACTGGATCACTATTGATTGCTCCGAG